CGTTGAACTCGGGCGTCCGGCGAAGTAACGCCGAAATGAGATCTGATAATTTCTGTATATCGGGTTCCACCGCGGGCGTCCCTCTCTAGTAGTTTCTGAATTTGGAATGCTTGGCGGAGTTGATTTATTGTGACGTCGGCCGCTGTTGTGAGGTCGGCTTCTAAGCCGGTTTGGGTTCCCCATCGCATTAATGCCGTTGCTGATGGGCTGCTTGAGCCGTGAATATTGTTTGTTGTGTCAAAGGTTATTGCTCTGTCTGTCGTATCTGATACGTTCTGCGCATATATATCTTCGTTTTTTGCAACGATTGGCGCTGTGTCTGCGATTGGGATTGATACGGCATCGCCTTTTTGTGGCCATGGTAGACATGAGGTGAAATAGTCGTGTCTTTTGCCACGTTTCTGAATTGGGTAGATACTGACGTTATCCGGCCCGTTGCCGGTTGATATGGTTGCGGAATTCTGTAAATTTTGATCTCTGTACCATTCGTTCCAGATTAGGTTGTAGGCGCGGTGCCATAGTGCGCTTGTAAAGTTCCAGCCTAGATCGTTTCCTACTGGGATTCCCATGTAATCTGCGAGTGTTCCGGCTGCAACTACTCCACCGGTAAGCTGTGGTATCTGATAATCTATGCTATCTCCCGGGTTGGTTTGTTCTCCGTTGAACTTTTGCCAGTTATCCCAGAGTAGACGTAATGGAACCGCAAAGAATTGCGTGTCCATGAACATATTGTCCATGAGTGGGTTGATTGGTGTAGCCAGGCGCGCGAAGCCGGTCATGTTCATGTTGAACGTATCGCCTGGGAGAGCTTCATCCGCGTATATTGGAATGAGGTATCCAGCGTCGAAGGTTGTTTTCAGGCCGTGTGATCTATCGAATGATGATCGCGGTATTTCTGCCTTGGGTACTTCGCTGAATTTGTGTGTCATTACTGACTTCATTGCTGATTTTCCTCTGTTAGTTGTTGATTCTTTTTAGCTACTTCCAGGAAGTTTTCATAGGCTGCTTTGTGTTCGATACCTAAGCCTAGACTAACTTTTGATTCTAAGATGTTGAAGGTTCCGTTTTCGTCGTTGAATTCACCGAGGTGCATTAGGTTATAATCTTCTGGGTGTTTTCCAAATTGGTGTTCTTTGTCCAATGATGCATCAAGAAACGTACGTTTTGCTACTTCGATTGATGGTACAAAGAAAGGTGGTAAATATGCACGTGCTTTTATGTCATAAACTGTAAAGATTTGTAGTATCATTTTTTCGTTACCTCTATTTCTCTGATTAAATAACTTGCTTGTTTTTCTTTGACTAGTTCCCTGTCTGCTAGTCTTTCTCTGGTTTGATCGTGTTTGTTCCTCCTCGATGTCATTCGTCGGTTTGCTTTTATTCGCTGATAGGATTCCTCGCATTCTCGCTCGAGTTGGCTATCGTAATACTTTGGTGGTTTAAGCTTTTTACCTCTCATTGTTACGAAGTCTTTGGGGTAAGCGTCTTTTTTATATTTGTCGTACCAGCTTTTACCGATGCCAGGATTTCTAGACATGGTTGTATATTCGGGAGTGATTTGGAATGATTCGCCTGTTAGTTCGTCTGTATACCGATAGTGGTTCTCCGCTTCGTCGCCTGTTATTTTCTTTAGCACGTAGCGCGCTACATAAGCGGCTGATTCGAAGGTTACATCCCCTATGGAGCAAAATCCTTTACCCCATAATTTTGCTAGTGTTTCTGACTGGTATAGTTTGGTCTCTGCTTTTTCTTTCCATAGTTTTTTATCCGGAAAGTCATAGCCAAACAGGATGGCATGATAGTGTGGACGACTGTATTTCTCTCCGTATTCCCCACAATGGAAGTATCTGACTTTGTGGTTTTCTTTGGCGGCGTGTTTTCTGAGCCGTTTCATGAATAGTTGGTAGTGTTCTAGATCCAAGCTCCGGTTTTCGGGTAGATTGTCGTTGTTATAAGTAAGGGTGATGAAGCAATTGTCCTGGTGTTGGGTGGCTTCGTGAACGCATCGCATAGCCCATTGACGTGAGCGTTCCAGACGGCAGCCGATACATTGGCCACAGGGCACTTCGATAGGTTGATCCGAATAGCCTGTCTGTGTAGAAAATACGATTTTTCGTTTTCCTGATTCTTCCGTAGTCTTGCTTCTATAGCCTTGGATTGGCTTGTAACAGGGCACAAGGGTTTTCCCCCTGAGCGCTCCGCGCGCTCAGTTTTAATTGTTTCGTTTCTTTTCGGCCTGGTTGGCCGAGGGTCTACAAGAAAAGGTTGTTAGAGCCTGATGCCGCCTCGCATAGGTCTGGGGCTGGTGTTGAATTTGTGAGTCTTGACTGCCCCATTTTTGAAGTTTTTGCGCGAGCGGCGTTTGCTCATCTTTGAACGTCTTTTCATTGTTATAGGTCTCCTGGATAGTCGCCTTCTGTGATATTTAGCTCGATTTGATCGAGGTCATTTAGCAGCTTGATTAGCCGGTGTCGCTTGGTGCGTAACCTGGCGTTATTCTTGCGCTGCTTTTCTAGATACTCATCGATATGATCGATTTGAGATTCTATTTTGTTTCTATCTATGATTGATTTATCCATACGGTTATTGTAACACTGAAATGTAGTAGATTACAATACATAATGGTTATAAATCGTTGTTTTTTTTGGTCATTACTTGACCAGTTTTTTTTTTGTTTTGTGGATTGACACTGTTTTGGTGTCAGTCCGACCAGTTACATCAAGTAGGGCACTGGTCGGATTCACCGTTTAAGCCGGTTCACCTCCATTCGGAGGCGTGGTTTCTTGAGCCGCTGGAGGCGTCTCTTTTGGCGCTGGAGGGCTTTTTGCCAAGCCCATTTCATACATCTCTTGATGGTTGTCTGGATCCTGTACGAAGTCCAGAAAAGCGCCTGGAGCGTTATCAAACTTAGCCCTAATGCTAGAAGGTAGATCGTTGAACATTGTTTCTGCTGTTTGCATCGTGTTGAGGGCTGTCTGCAAGTCTGCCGAGTTTGCGAATCCATATTGAGGTTCATATTTCGATCGATGATCGATTACGCCGGTTCGTTGATATTTTTCGACGATGTTATTGACGTCGCATTCTTCCTTGTGACTCTGTTCTGTCATTGATATGGCGTTATCGCCGAGGAAGTTTTTGGGCCTACGCTCGTAGGCGTCGTACGCTGTTTTGAACTTTGGTTTTGCCATTGTTGATCACCTATTTTGAATATGAGTTTCGTTTTAGCTCTTTTGCCGAATTGTGGATTGGGTCTATTTTGTCCCAGAATTTTCCGACTTCTTGGAAGAATTGATTTCCGACTTTTTCGAGGAATTTGTGAGCAGGCACCTTAGAGCCTTTAATAGCAGCATCAGCCATTGCTTTGTCTTTTTCGGCACGAGTTTTTCCTATTTGGGCACCTTTGAGAAAGGTATCCATGTTGACGTTATCTTGCTGTCCCTTGATGAGATCGTTGGTCTCTTTCAGGTTTTTGATTTCCATGATTGTTCGCGCCATCTCTGAGGCTGAAGCGAATTTGTTTTTCATGGGTATGGTGTGGGCGCGGCCCTGGGCGCCGCTAGGCATTGAGCCGGAGCCGGCAGCGCCGGCAGTTGTCGAGGCATCGTATTTACCGGCAAGGATGGGATTTACGCCTGCTCTTTTTAGATCCAGCATTCGGCGTTGTACCGCAGTTGACGACATGCGTTCCTGGAACGCCATTTGTCTGCTTGCTTCCGTTGATTGGAACTGACGGTTTTTTGTCGCTTCGCCTGATTGAAAGGTTCGATTGATTTCTGCTTGTTGAGCTTCGTGTTGATTGGCTAGCGCCGCAATATCCCTATTCGCGACGTTAGTATCCTGAGTGCCTTTATAGCCGAGGTAGCCGCCAATGGTTTCGCCAACTCCGAATGTGAAATCGAAGGCCATTAGAAGCGGTCCATGTTGCCAGGTACGCCATAGAGGGGCATTGGCCTTGCGCATCGGAGTGAGAAATAGGCGTCGAAGATGAAATGAGGTTCCGACGGTAGAGCTACAACGCGGTCCACAGGTGGATCTTCTTCTATGAAGGTGGCATTGAGTACCGGCCTAGTGGCGAAGTCTTGCGATAGGTGCCATGTATCCAATAAGCCGGTTACGTTGGAGCGCATCTTGCCGGTTAATTTTGCTGGTTTATAGCGATATTCTGCGTATCGCTCCTGGTAGCCGAATACGTCCCAGTCGCTTGCTGTGTTGTCGATGTATATTTCTCGGCTCAATACGGATTGTTCGCCGATGTGGCTGAGCGCGGGCCAGTAGAAATCATAGCGGGTTGAACGGGTGAACATACGTTCCATGCCCTGCTGATATGTTAGGTCTGCTCTTACCGAGCATAGGCCGATTACAACGCAGTGTTCAGTGAATGATTTGCTGAAGCCGTGATTTGTTAGACCGGCGGTTCCATAAGCAGCAAGATTGCCTTGTGGGGTTGTGGCGTCTGTTGAGCTTGTTTGAGGTATTGGGGTGATATTAACAGGTGAGCTACCTCCACCGAGATATTCAGGTCGTTGAACTCGGGCGTCCGGCGAAGTAACGCCGAAATGAGATCTGATAATTTCTGTATATCGGGTTCCACCGCGGGCGTCCCTCTCGAGTAGTTTCTGAATTTGGAATGCTTGACGAAGTTGATTTATTGTGACGTCGGCCGCTGTTGTTAGGTCGGCTTCTAAGCCGGTTTGGGTTCCCCATCGCATTAATGCCGTTGCTGATGGGCTGCTTGAGCCGTGAATATTGTTTGTTGTGTCAAAGGTTATTGCTCTGTCAGTCGCATCTGATACGTTCTGCGCATATATATCTTCGTTTTTTGCAACAATTGGCGCTGTGTCTGCGATTGGGATCGATACGGCATCTCCTTTTTGTGGCCATGGTAGACATGAGGTGAAGTAGTCGTGGCGCTTACCGCGCTTGAGTAATGCATAATTGGACAGGTTGTCCGGCCCATCTCCGGTCAGATTTGACACTGAGTCTTGGAGATTTTGATCTCTGTACCATTCGTTCCAGATTAGGTTATATGCGCGGTGCCATAGTGCGCTTGTCGTGTTGTGGCCAGTGTCGTTACCTACTGGTATTCCCATGTAATCGCTGATTGTTCCTTCTGCGATTGTTCCGCCGGTAAGCTGCGGAATGGTGTAATCTATTGAGTCTCCTGGGTCGGTTTGTTCTCCGTTGAATTTTTGCCAGTTGTCCCAGATAAGTCGGATTGGAACCGCAAAGAATTGCGTGTCCATGAACATATTATCCATTAGTGGATTGATCGGTGTGGCGAGCCGCGCGAAGCCCGTCATGTTCATGTTGAATGTATCGCCCGGGAGAGCTTCATCTACGTATATCGGGATGAGGTATCCAGCGTCGAAGGTTGTTTTCAGGCCGTGTGATCTATCGAATGATGATCGCGGTATTTCTGCCTTGGGTACTTCCGAGAATCTGTGTGTCATTACGGACTTCATGAGTTTCTAATATCCTCTAGTGTTTGTTGTACTTCTTCTTGTGTGGCATTTCCCAGGGTGATGTTTTTTCTCGTTACTGCCATGAAGTTTTCATAGGCTGCCTTGTGTTCTATCGCTAAGCCTAGACTAACTTTTGATTCTAAGATGTTGAAGGTTCCGTTTTCGTCGTTGAATTGTCCGAGATGCATAAGGTTGTAATCTTCTGGATGTTTGCCGAATTGATGATCTGTTTCTAATGCTGCATCGAGAAAGGTACGTTTTGCCACGTCTATTGATGGTACAAAAAAGGGCGGTAGATATGCACGCGCTTTTATGTCATATACTGTAAAGATTTGTAGTATCATTTTTTTGTTACCTCTAGTTCTCTTATTAAATATTCTGCTTGTCTTGTTTTGACTTTTTCTCTATCTGCTAGTCTTTCTCTTGTTTGATCTTGTTTTCTCCTCCTGGCTGTATTGCGCCTTTTTGCTTTTACTCTTTCGTATGTTTGCTCGCATTCCTGTTCTAATTGACTATCGTAATATTTGGGTGGTTTAAGCCTTTTGCCTCTGATGGTTACAAAGTCTTTGGGGTAGGCATCTGCCTTGTATTTTTCATACCAGGATTTTCCTAAACCTGGGTTTGTGGACATGGTTGTGTATTCAGGAGTTATTTGGAATGATTCGCCTGTTAGTTCGTCTGTATACCGATAGTGGTTCTCCGCTTCGTCGCCTGTTATTTTCTTTAG